TCTCACTGCAGCGCTGTCGCAGCGTTGCGTCAGGCTCGGTGTCCGTGCCGTTCAGCGCCGCCCCGTTGTCACAAGTGACCCCGAGCAGCGTCGTCACCAGCGTGTTGATAGCGTGCGCTGCTGCGTTGCCGTCCGTGCCGGGCTCGGTCGCGACGATGCCCGTCACGACGACCGAGCTCGGGGTGAGCGTTAGCGGTCCCGTGTTTCGATACGTCGCACCCGTGAGCGAGTTGCGAACGATGAGATCGCCAGCATCGAGGATGTACAGACCGCCGCCGCCGTTCGTCAGCGTCAAGTTTCCGCTCGCATACGTCGCAGCGCGCCGCTCGATGCCGTAGACGTGGAAAGCCACGAGCGTCAGCCAGTCACCCGCCGACAGAGCGAGAAACCCCGAGCGCGCGATGAGCGCCATCAGGTCCGTGTACGCAGCGAACACGGCGCTCACGCCAACGATCATCGTGCGCACGACAGCGCCCGGCTTCCATGAGGTCGTGTTGACACCCAGGCGCGCGAGCACGGTGTAGATCGACGACTCGACTTCCTGTCGCGTCAGTGGAGTCGTGAGCTCGTCGAGCGTTAGCCTAGCCATGCTGGTCGATGCTCCCTTGCAGCTCGAGCCCGTCGGCTGTGACAAAGAACGTCAGCGCGAAGGTCTGGAGCGGCGACTGCGGTGTGACTGCGAGCGCGACGCGCATGTGACGCCACGCCGTGATCGCAAGCGTGACGACAACGTCAGACACTCGGTCGTCCTTCATGCACTCGACGCGAATCTGCGACTTGAGCCGCGTCAAATCTTGCTGCGTAGAGCCCGAGTTCAGCCGCCCGCGCAAGTCGAGCCCGTACGACTCATCGTCGATCACACTGTTGCGCGGCGAGATGAACCGTCGCACGAGCGCTTCGCCAAGCGCGCGTGTGGACTGTGGGTCGACCTCGCTCGCAGTCGGCGTGATGTCGAGCACGCACGAAAGGTCCGTGCCGTAGCCCAGCGCATCGGGCGCAACGCGGTCGACCACGGGCAAGAGCGCGATCTCCTCAGCGATGAAGGTCTCGAGCGGCGTCATGGCGGAAACCCCGATGGGTCAGGCTTCGCCGCGCCCGCGATGAGCACGATGTCGCTTCCCTGCATGACGTTGCCTGTCGCGTACACCCCCGGCCACGTGATGGTCCCGGTAAAGGGCGTGCCCGGTGCCGCCCCAATCGAGCCCGAGATGGCACCCGTAGGCAGCGCTACACGCACGATGTCGCCTTCGCGGGCTGCGCGCTTCGCGGTAGCGCCTGTGGTGGGCGCAAATCCCTCAGCCCCGTACGCAGCACACGACACGACCACAGGCCGAGCTCGGTCGCCCTCGCAGAACTGCACGAGCACGATCCCGCCCGGTGTCACGAGCGAGCGCGTCGCCGTGACGCCCGGCATGACGGTGATGCTGCGAAGGTCGGGCAGCCCGAACGCGCTGTCGACCGCCTGGAGGTCGAGACGGTCGTCCCCGCCTCGCTGCACGACCCGATAGCGGTAGACGCCATACAGCCGATCGTCGAGCGCACGGCGCGCGATGTTCATGAGCAACTGCGCCAGGCGCCCCGCCTGCTGGTCTTCACCTCCGCCGAGCCACACGTGAAAGCGGAGCGGCTCGTCGCCGTTCGCTGTGATCTCAAGCTCACGGATGACACTGGGCCGATCGATGCCTTCGACGATCGTCGCCCCCACTGTGATCGTGGTCGGGTCGTCCGCGATGAGTGTCGCAGTCCGGTCGCTCGGATTGAACGACAGCACTTGATACGACTTCGACACAAGCGTGCTCGCCGCCCGCTGGCCGACTTGCGTCACCCCGGCGTAGTCGACCCACCACGCAGCACCCGAGCCGATGACGTTCGACAGCGCACGGGATGCCGGGCCGGCCTCGCGCGCGTAGTCGGACCCCACACGCTCGCTCGTAGGCACGAAGGCCCCAAGGGTCTCCCCGGCCTCCGTCGCAACGTCCTGCGCGACGAGCAGGGCCTTTACGCCGGCATCGTTGTGGTAGCCCTTGCGCCCAACGCCCTGCGACCACCCCGCCGCCCCGCCTGCGAGGCGCACCGTGCGCTGCTCGGCGTACGTCCCGTCCATCCCAGGCACCGGCGCACCGACGAGCGTCAGCGTGCCGATGCGCAGCGTCACCGGGCTCGTCAGCGCGACGTCGCTCGGCAGGTGCAGTTCAGCGGTCCAAGGCCCGACGTACCCCACGGTGACCCGAGCGCGATCGCAGGTATGCCCGTTTGCGCTGACGTAGGTCGAAGCCTCGGTCACGGGTTCCCCTTGTCGCGCGCGAGGCGCAGCGCTTGATTCTCATCGTTCAGCTCCTTGATGCGTGCCTCGCGCGGGTCGACGGGCGTTGCTTCCGCGCCATCGGGCTTGCCCAGCGCCATGCCGTAGCGTCGCCACTCGATGCACTTCGCTTCGATTTGCCACACGCCGTCTTCGACTTGCTCGGGCGCGCTGACGTCCTCGACGACCAGGTGCGTGATCCCCACTTCGTTCAACACGGGATGGTCGACGTCGAGCGCGGCCGCGCGCTGGCCGATCGACGGGCGTAGCAAGATCGGGCGAATCTGCGCCCACTGTTCCCAGTGCTCGAGCGTCAGCAGCTTGAAGCGCAGCGAAAACTTCGAGAGCCCGATGCCTCGATAGATAAGAATCGCACCCGTCATCGCGTAGCCCGCTTGCTCGTCCCACTTGCGCGGCGAGCTCGCGCCCGAGACTTCGAGCAGACCAGGCGTCGGATAGCCGCCGAGCAAACAGCGGTCCGTGGGCAGCTCTATGGGATTCCACGTCGTCACGGCACGGGCGCTCCCATCTGCACAGTGACCGTCTCGAGGATCGACTCGAGCTCGCGCTTGATGGCCTCCGCGATGCTCTTCGCTTCGCCCTTCGAAGCGCCTGCACCGACCTGCACGTTCAGCGCAGCGATGTTGATCGTGCTGCCGCCACCCCGGCCCATACCCGCAAGTGACCCCGCCGGCGGCGTCGCCATCGTCTCGATCGCCTTCTGCGCATTGTCGGCCTCGGCGTCGACGCCTGTCGTCAGACCCTTGACGACGTTCACGCCGAGCTCGGCCATGACACGCGACGGCGACTGCATCTTGAAGATCGCCTTAAACCCGTCGATGCCTGCCTTCGCGATGTCGACGACAGAGTCGACGAAGATCGCTTTCATTCGTTTGAGGGCGTTCACTATGCCGTCGATGATCTGAATGCCGAGCTGTCCCCAGTCGGTCGACTTCCACAGGTCCCACAGAAGCTCGATCGCTTTGATGAGCAGATACACAGCGCCAACCGCAAGCAAGAACGGCCATGTCGCCGCGATCCATGCAGCCGCGATCGAAAGCCCCGCGGCGATCGCGCTCGCAGCGAAACTGACCATCGCAGTCGTGCCGGCCCATAGCGCGGGGGCGAACGTGTAGAGCAGCACTGCAGCCGCTGCGCCGAGTACCTCTTTCCACTCGCTGCCGAAGAGATCCAACACCAGGTCCACGGCGCCCTGAATCGCTTTCGACATCGCTTCGAACGCTCGCACCGCATTCGGAAACTGCTCCTTGAGCACCTTGATCCCGGTCTGCACAGCGAGCTGGAATCTGAGCCACCCGTTCTCCGCGAGCAGCGCGGCGATGATGATCTCTTGAACGGTGATCTTGAACAGCCGCGACAGCTGCTCGAGCCCGTTGACCAGTGGCTGCACGAGATAGCCAAGGAATCGGCGCAACGTCTGACCGCTCGCCGTCGCTTGCGAAAAGAGGTCGTTGAAGCTCTTCTTCGCGCGCAGCAGCGGCTCGATGTCGATGCCGCCGAAGAGCGCGTTGTAAGACTCGGCAAGCTTGCGCGCCTGCACCTCGCTCGACAGCATCTGCTTCGCGACCACGCCGCCGATCTGATTCTTGACCCGCTGAGCGAGCTTGTTGATGTTGCCGCCGGTGAGCGCGAGCGACGCGGCCCACGCCGCTGTGTTGTTCGCTTGCTCCTCGCCGAAGCCTGACGCCGCTATCGACACCGCCTCGAGCGCGGGCTTTATCTTCGCTCCGCGCACGCCCATCCGCTCGAGCTGCGCAGCGTACGCTGCGACCTTGTCGCGCCCGATCGACACCGAGCCCGCGACCTCGTCGACCGCCTTTTGCAGGTCCGTCGCCTTGTCGGCCGACAGCCCGAATGCGAGCGCAGTGGCAGTCCTTAGCTTCGTGGACGCCTCGAGCATCAGGAGCTCGCTGCGTCGCGCCTCTTGCGCCTTGATCGCGAAGTCGGCCAGCGACTTGCCAGCGACCACAGTCGCGATACCCACCGCGACGATGGCTCCGGCGAGCGCGATCGCGGCTACCCGCGCGAGCGACTTCGCGCCAGCGAGGCGCTGGAGCAGGGAGAGCACGTTGCCGAACGGTCCAGGGATGACGGACGCTGTTTTCGACAGCTCGTCGAGCTTCTCTCGAAAGTCCTTCGCCCCCTTGTAGTTCCGCCCGAACTGACCACCCATCCCGATGAACTCGTTGCGCGACTTCGCGATTCGGTCCTTCAGCTGACCCATCGACTTCTCGAGCCGTTTGATCTGCTCGGTGTCGGGCGTGGTCGCCTTCTTCAACTGCGTCATCGCGCGCTGCATCTCGGCCAGCGCCTTCGTGTCGGCCTTGATGGAGTCTTGGAGCTTCCCGAGCGCAGCCGCAGCCGACTGGGCGGGGACACTGACCCCGTCCACCATGTCGATGCCTACTGTGACTGTCTCCTCAGCCGCCATTCGATAACGCCTTCGCGAGGGCCATCAGGATCTTTCGAACGAGTGTGAGGTCGCGACTGATGTCCACCAGAATCATTGCGCCTACGTACGCGCGCGCGGTCGTCACAGTTTCGTCCGATTCTGCGTGGCCGAGCGCTTCGAGGATGCAGCTCGCAGCGACTGCGTCGTCACCGCGAGCATGCGTACGTAGGCTGTTTATTTTGCTTTGACCTCGTCGACCTTGAAGCCAGCGAGCTCGACGCACACGCTCGCGAGT